GCCAATGCTAAACGGCTCGGACAAGTAAGTTAGCTCATTAAGAGCAGGCAGATTATCAACGTAAGTTTTACCTTTAGCCATGTCTACTTCGAGAATAGAACCTTTACGGAAACGGTTAGGGATGTCTTCTTCCTTCTCTACGTGATGCTTTGCGTAAACAAAACTATCCAGATACAAGTGTGTGATCAACGGCCAATCTTTGATGCCGAAAATACCAATATGGATTTTAGCTGATTTTTTCCCTTTAATCTCTGGCACGGTGAACTTAGGATAAGACCCTTGCCAGTAAAATTGAAGAACATCATCAAAGCGTTGAACATCCGACCAACCTTGTGGTTCATTGAATGGGTTAGCAGTTGAAACGTGTGTCCCGTAGAAATGTTTTCTATCGAGGACTTTATAACCACCTTTGCCATCTCCTGCTAGGAAATTATAATGGCAGTCAAAACCATTAGTGTGTTTGTAAGTTTCTACACCGTAGAGAAATACACCGTTTGCGTCTGTTACAGATATTTTGATGAAACCGAATTGATTTGCAGCACCCAGCCACAATATTTGTCTCCACCAAAAATATTCATACAACGAGCCTTTTTGACCATTACTATCTGCCGGAATCTCCCATGTTAACGAACTACCTCGTAGGTATTTATCCCCACCACCAGTGTTTGTTAAGGCAATGTGTGGTCTGCCCCAATTGTTTTCGATAGCAAGAGTGCCATTGAGTGAGTGACTATCATCATTAAAACGCCCTTGATTTTTCGCACCAACCGCAAAACCGTTGGTGATCCAGTTATTAGAAACATAGTCGAACAGAATTTCAGATTGTTTAGCTGTACGGGTATTGGCTTCATTAGGGTTTCCAATCTCATAGCTTTCGCTAGAAGACTTCACAATCCCAACCCAGCCATTATCTGAGTTAAATTTCAGCTTAATATCTGGGTAAGTTTCAGCCGTACCAAAGTTCTTCAACGTAGCCTTGTAGTGACCAGTAGAGACTTTCTTAATACTGCCGTCCTTGGTTTCACCGTCGCTACTTACCAAGGCTTGTGCCTTGTTCTCACCGTAGCTTTTCGGAACATCGAATGTAACCGTTACCGTTGCAGTAATCGGTGCGGTGTTCTTATCCACGGCAAGCGACGCTTGACCAGACGGAATAGCTTCCCAAACCTTGTTAGGATCATCACCGAAAATCAATGGTTTAGGTTTATCTACGTTGAGATAACCGCCTAGCGTTTCAGCGATGGTGTTAAAGTAGTCGTAGTTGCCTATGAGGGCAAACGATACTTGAATTTGCTTAACGGACAAGGTGCTATATAGGAATTGCTGACCATAACGCCTACGTCCTTGGTCTTGATAGTTGTTATTGAAGTTAGATGCCACGTTTTTTGTGACATCCACTGGAACGGTACGACCTTGCCCCTCATTGAATAATTCGGTTAAGTTTTTACCGTCAAAAATGACTGACATTCCTATCAAATAATGCTACCTCCTAGCAACGCTTGTCTGCGTTCGTAATCGTTTGTTGCTTTTGTCATAAACGGTGCGAGACCGTTTGACACACTTCTACCATCAATAACGTTTCTGATCTCGATTGGGTTAGAGCCATTGGTTACTAATTGACTTAATAAGCCAATCATGACATCCAATTTATCTTCGAGGACAGAAACACGCTCACGGTCTGAAGTGTTATCGTGATTGCCTTGTGGAGCATCACCGGCAAAACGTGCCACTGCTTCAGTAAGTAGTCGCCACGCTCTGCCACGTTTGGCGATATCTGTTGGAATAACGTATTCTGGCATGTCGCCTTCAGCCAATTCATAAACGCCATTCTTGTGGACTAGACCACCGTTAGCGTAGCCATGCCCGTGTCCGATAACCGCAAGCATATTCCCACCGTAACGAGATTTCGCATAAGCGATACCAGCCAAAAGGTTATCATAGCCGTTGAAGATGTTTCCATGACCTTTATGCTTGAATGAATTAAATGTACTGGATGTTGTTTGTACCAAACCTTTGGCAAGGTCTCCAGTCAAGGTGTTGATATCGACATATCCACCTTGGACGGCATTAGGGTTACCGCCAGACTCACTTTGAATTTGTCGCAACCAAGCCCCGACGTATTCTTGAGTGGTAGGCAATCCATTGGCTTTCAGTGCTTTTTCAACTGATTCACGCCAACGAGAAACGCCAGTCCCTTGTGGGTTATCTTCACCGCCACCCGCTGGGCTTAGCAATGGACCAAGAGTTTTCTTAATCCAGTCAAACATGCCCCCAACTTGGCGTTTAATCAAAGTTTGAAGTGGACTGTTACGGTCTTTAAGTGGTTTACTATTGTCTTCACCACCGCCACCGCTATCACGCACCCCAAAATCAAGGAAAGTAGCAGCGTTAGAGATATGATGGCCTGCATATTGGTGATACTGACCATTCCCCCCGTAGTTGTATTCTTCACCGTCGTAAGTATCGCCATGTACAGCAGTGACAAAGTCAACGTGGTTGCTTGAAACTGGACCGCCAGTGTAGACCGCTACCGTACCCGGTTTTGGTCTACTTAAGTGTGGTACGCTTGCAGAAATCCATTGGTTACCATTACCGAGGTGACTAAATAGACTAGGTTTAACACCAAGGTTTGCCAAACGACTGGCAACGAAGGATACACACTCACGATAGAAGTAACCCCATGGGTCAGCACCAGCATCTTTAGCCTTGTCTTTGAAACGGTAGTCATCACCTTTAGCACCCATAGCAACAGTACCTTCATCCATTGAAGCACTGGCCATTGACCAAAGCTCTTTCCACCAGTTCTTAGCTTCTTCGACTGGTTTCTTGTACAAAGCATTACCGAGGGGGTTAAACACACCAGCTAACTTGTCAGCATTAGGGCTGAATTTCTTAGCCAATGATCCAACGGGGTCTTTAACAACGTCGGTGACAAACTCAATCATTTTCATGAATTTATCGACACCGTTTTTCATTGTGTCCCACACTGAGCCAGCTACATTAGTAGCCGTATCCCAGATTTTAGACCAGAAACCAGTTCCTTTGGCAAACGCTCCACGCTCAACACCCATAAGCATGGCCAGTTCACTAGCATTGATGACTTCCGAACCAGCTGGCAAGAGGTATTCAACGTTGCGACCTTGTGGTAAGAATGACTTACCGTTAGGCAAGATTACCATCTCTTGGTTGTTGGTTTCTGGGCTATCGTAGCCGTCGTTAAGAGTAG